CATAGCGACTGGCATAGGTCTAGTCATAACAATAGCAGGGCTTTTTGTTTATCAAGGACAATTAATTACAAGAGTTGATGTTCTCGAATCACAAAAGGCGGTAAACATTAAACCATTAGAACAAGACATAGCAATTAACAAAGCTGAAATAGCCGTACTCAAAGCAAAAGTAGATGAGATAAAAGCTAGATCAGACAACCCGTTGAGGTAATCATGCCAAAAAAAATAGATGCAGAAAAAGGAAAGTTATTTGTAGATTATTTTACAAATGGAGATACTGCCAGTAATGCCACAGCAAGTGCAAAGAAAGCTGGGTGGACTGGTGATTCTCAGAGAATGGGAGTTTATCTAAAAGACAAGTATGCGTCAGATATTCTTAAACGTGCAGAAACTTTAAAAGCAAAGAACCAAACTAAGTTAGAAGGCTTTGCTTCAGACTCAATAGACTTGTTAAGACATCTTATGAGTGAGTCAGCTAACGATATGTGTAAATTAAAATCAGCAGAAAGGATATTAGACCTGGCTGGTTATTCAAGCGATCAGAATATTAATCTGAATGTAGAAAAAGAAGAGTTTAAAAAACTAGATGACCAGGAGTTAGCAGAGAAAATCGCTACATTGAGTCAAAAAGTACCAGGACTTAAGAAAGTAATGGAGAAAACTGCACCTAAAGAAGAACAGAACTCAAACACAGCTGAGAGTAAGCCTAAAATAAAAGAAAAAAGAGTTACACATTAAGGTATACCATAGGCAACCACACTCTAAAATAAAGCGATTACAGAGATTCTAGGGCTACTTTATTTCTAAATCTGACGAGTCAATTACAATAACTTGTTCCAGGGGAGCAATGCTGTGATAAATGTAATCAACCGCATCTTCCTCTGTCATTTTATCTACTGTTATTAGAATTTCTATTAACTTGTCTTTGTCGTAAACTACTTTTGGTTCGATAGATTCAGTTACACCGACAATAGCATTGTCAAATCCTTCCACTTTAAAATAACCGTCCTGACTAAAGCTCGTATTTCGTGTCATGGTATAATCCTTTCTCAGGTTTCTTCTGTACTTTTCTAACTTTCACTTCACTTGGTTTAAACATCACCATCTCAGGCAATCTCTCGCTATCTTTTACAATCTTATCGATAGCTTCTATTTCATCAACAGCACTAACAGCACCACTAAATGTTACGGTCGCTCTGTAAACATAATAATTCTTTTTCATGTTTTGTAAGTACCAGGCAGGTATGTCGTACCTACCTGGCTATAACATCTCTTTATACCGACCACCCCTTGTGATCGACTAAAAGTTAAGCTTTTCGAAGTATACATCAACATCTCCTATTTTTGAAAGAGCAGATGTTTCAATATTTCTAATATGCTCAACCATTCTCTCATATCTCTTTTTGCAAATAGCGTATTGTTTCTTATCTACTTGCAACAAAGTCATCCTTACATCTTCTGTAAAATTAAATATTCCTTCTGTGCAATGAGGACACACACTAATGCTGTTCATCGTTTTTAAAACCCCAGTTCCATGACAGATAGGACATACTGGATTGCAACATTCTATTATTGATAGGTTTACCATTTTATTTAAAAAATCATAATCAATCTCTTTGTATCTGTTTCTGTAATAACTCAGTATGCTTCTGTAAAACATATTTTCTGATGATGTTTCATTGATAAATTTCATTAACAAAAAGTTATACTCTTGCTTGTTAAGATTAGAATAAGACAAGATAGTATTAACATCTTCAGGTGTTATCGAATCATGAGCGTGTGATGATTTTTCTAATGACGCTGTCTTTGGTACCAGTATTGTAAGCAACTCTTTATTCATCTTTGTGTTCCTCATAAAATGCTAAAAGTTCGTGCTCTGTGCCGTACAACTTAGTCCAGGCTTTCGTGCCCATACCATGTATACCCCACTTCGTTGATAAATGATGGTGGTAACAAAGAGGTATAGTCGAGTTACCCCTTTGTCCCATTCCTGCTCCCTTCCTTATGTGATGGATTTGTGCTGGTGTTATAACTGACATGTCCATTTTCCTACAGACTACACAGCCCCACCTGGCTTTTCTATCCATTTCTTTCTTTTCTTCTTTGCTAATGTATTGTCCTTTCTTAGGCATTACTTAGTTTTATCTAACTATCTCAGGTTTTTTATATTCTTTTTGTTTAGTTTTTTGTTCAATTTTATATCTCAAGGTATCTAAAATATCATTTATACCACGTAATATTTCATCTTGCCCGTCACTAAAACCTTTTGCATAATCTCCTTCACTCCAATTATCCTCGTTTTTTGCATCATAAACTCGTTGAATACTTTCGATTTCGTTTATAGCATCGATCATATCTTTTTTACTTATATCATCTTTAGTTATCATTTATTTACCTCATAACAGCGTAGTTTGTTTGCTTTCTGTTTCTTCTTTAGAATATCTAAAATCTACCAGCTTGTATGTATTAAATGGCGGAAACTTAGACTTGTTTGCTTTGTTAGGATTGTTCCTCAAAGCCATGTTTAACCCTTCAGGATCTATTTCCAGGACTATTTTCCCATTGTGTACAACTTGCATACCCCCGAGCTTTACTCCCTTTATGCAATCATAATCACGCACAGACAATACGCCATGGTAATTTTTATTGACTTTTACTTTGTGCATTATTGTCTCCTGGCGCAGTATCATAATCTCCGAATATTTTTTGTAATGCCATTGCTATTATATAAACATCAGGTCTATCATAATTTTTCTCATATATATCTTCTGCGTCTCTTCTTGTATTTATGTTTTCTACTCCCATTCTGTCGAAAACTGTCGCTTCTTTGTTAAAAAGATAAAAACCACTTCCAGTATTCGGTTCATCGCTGTTATCGTAATCAGGCATTCTGTATAAATCTATATCCTGCTCCTCTAAAAATGCTATTATTTCTCGTGCCTTGTCTAAATGATTAGACTTGCATTGTGCTAGAAATTTATATTCTTTGTTAGCGTTGTCTGTTAATTTATTATAAATTTTGAATAGTTTCATTTTTTCTCCTATGTTTTTGTATATACTTTTTGTTCAAAATACTCTTCGTTAGATTTCCTAAAAGTCTCTGCCTTCCAACCATCGAACTTCATTCTGAAGTAGTGCATTTCTGTATAAGATTTGTCTCTTTCGTGCTCATGATGTGCAATGGTTTCCATGATATCTAATAGGTTTTCATTAGCTGTAGCCTGTGCTTTTGCGTGGGTTACGCTAACTTTCTCCTGGTTAGATACAAGGTTAGATGCTTTTTGAAAATCTAATTTACGCTCAAATTTATTTAGCTCAGAGTTGTGAAAAGCATAGCTCATACCATGTTTTCTGTACTGTTCTAAATACTGTTCTGCTGATTCATCAGTTAATTTTATAGTCATGTTTCTTCTCTATTTCATCTGTGAACTCAATCACAGAATTTGCATAACTTTCTAGCCTGTCAAATGCTTTTTTTGCAGCAATCTTACACACATCAGCTTCATCTTTTGTGATAGCCATGTTGTAATCCTCAACACAATCCTTATGGTTGTTAGAAAGTAATTTTAATTTATCTACGCACTCCTGGTAGACGCTTACTTGGTGTTGTCTGATAACTTTTCCTGTTCTATCAGTTTTTTTTAGTGTTATCTTTTGTTTTGTCATTCTTTTTCCTGAATATTTCATCATAGTTTTTATTATATTTATCTTTATCTACAGGTCTTTGCCTGTCCCCCTTACCAAACTCAATCATTTTATAATTCCAATTAGTTTATTTTGTATTGATTTTGGCAACTCATCAAACTTTTCCTCTGCTTCACCTTGTTTGTAAAGCGACAGGAACAATTCTTTTTTGTCTTCTAGCTGAGTAATCGTCATCTTGTTTAGCTTCAAACCACCCATTCTCCTGTAAATATCGACAGCCCTTTTGTCAGCAACTTCTTTTCTGTCAAAAAACATTTGGAATGTATTTAGAATCTGTTGATCTGATTGCTGAAGATATTTTGTTATATCACAAACCTTAGGTCGCCACTCTGATTTCTGAACATGCAATGCCAGGGCGTTCATGCAATCTTTTACTGTGTAATCTCTTATTGCAACAGCCATAAAGTTCTTTTCTGTTTCATTCATAACCAGCTGTTTAGGATAGGCCTGGTTACATTGAGTACAGAAATAATCAAATTCCTCTTTGCTCATTTTTTCTCCTTGTTTTTATATATATATATATTATATATATATCTACTTTTATATTTTATATACACATACACATATACATCTATGTATGTGTGTGTATTTAATATATATTAATATTATCTTAAATTGAAGTCCAAATTAAGTTGTTTTTTGATTAATTTTCCTTTAGAATTAAGAAAGTAAACAAAACAAGGATAAATCATGGACATTTTTACACTATTTGAGGTGCGTGAGGCACATCAGACAAAGTCAAAAAAAGATTTTATTGACTGGTTAGAGCAAAATCTAAACAAAACCAGCGATGAAATGCACCAAGAACATCTAAAAAACGAGGATAATGACAATGAAACTAGATAAACTACCAAAAGAAGACCAGGAGTTAGTGAAAGAATTAGGTATGACTTCACACCAATACGAATGGCATAAGAAATATAACCTAGAAAGAAAATCTTACTGGGACTGTTTTGGTAAAGCAGTACCAACGCACCCAACAATGCAGAGAGTTGCTGAAACAGAAGGCATAATCTTTGGCAAGTATGAGGTTGTTGAGTGTGATGTGCATAGGGGCATAGTTGTATGCCAGGTAACAGGCACATGGGGAGATCGACAATGTTCAGCGTTAGGCGAAGCACACCCAAGAAACAACAAAAATGCTTATCCTACTGCAATGGCGCAGAAAAGGGCTTTCGATAGGGTTGTAACAGAACTGACAAACTCAGGAATGTACACAGAATCTGACATGATGGGCGATGACTTTGCACCATCAAGTGGATTCAAAGAAGCAGAACAAGAAGAGCAAAGAAAAAAAACCAATGAACAGGCAATCGCTGAAGCTATAGCAGAGAACAAGGAGTATGAGAGTGATTGAGAACTTAAGAAGCTCGATGTTTAAGTCATACTGCATGGGACTTAGGACATCACGCAAAAAGCAATTAGAGTATGACAAGACATGTACACAGAAAAAGATTTGGGACACCAAGTACATCGACTGGGGCACAAAACACGAAGTCAATGGCGTAGCTAAATGGATTAAGTTGAATCGTAAAATGCCAAAATACATTCTTGATGAACAGGAAAGTTTCGTTATTCCAGGTTGGCATGATGGAATTGGATTATCAACAACGCCTGATGGATTGTCAGGAACATGTTTGATTGAGATTAAGTGTTCAGCTATGGGTAAAAACACCTATTCTGAGTTCCCTGAAGAGCATTTATGGCAGGTTTATGGTCAGCAGATGATAATGAGCCACCAAGGGCATGATATTGAGAAAACACATCTTGTAAATTGGACACCCAAGCACACTAAAATATGGGAGATTCAACGTAATCAAGATTATGAAGACTACATGGGTTCGCTTTTGAAAGATTATATTGAGGGTTTAGTGCATGATAAAAAGCTGACACCAAAGCCTGAAAAATACCAGGGCAAACATAAGATTGAATTAATTTATAACAATGGAGATACTAATGGCAAAATCTAAATATATAAATCTTTTCATTAACGAGAAGGTTTACGAAAACGAAACAGGAGCCTTTTATAATGTAATATCAGGCATAAAACAGACAGGAAAGACACCACCGCCTTTTCTATATAACAAGAAATACACACCCAAAGAGGACATTGTGTTAAAAGCAGGTAATGATTATGACATTTCTTTGTGGTTTAATGAGAGAGATGGAAAAAAAGATTCATCTATTGCAATCAAACCAGCAGTACCATACGAGAAGAAAGAGTCATATCAAAGTGATCCTGGCTACCAGGAGGTAAAACAAGCTGTTGATGGCTGGGAGTGATAAATGTCTACAGACAAAGAGTATAACAGAGAGTATTACTTGAAGAATAAGGAACAGAAACAGTCCAGGAACAGGGAAAACTATCTAAAAAATAGAGATTCTTTGTTGGAGTATGCTAAAAACAAGCGAGATAGTAGAACTGTCGATGATGTCGATAAAGACAAGCAAAGACAAAGAGAGTATTATTTAGCTAACAAGGAACGCATCAAACACAAAAGAAAAGAAGTTGCAGAGTCAAAGAAAGCAGAGATAGACAAGATGAAAGAAGAACTGAACAGGCTCAAGACTCAAGCCTGACCTCGGTAGCCTGGTTTTTATTGTTTAGTTTACTAGGCTACTTTTGTTTGCGAGTAGGTTTATTATGGCTAATTTTTCCTACTCGTTTTTCTTTTTTCTCTACCCCCCCCCTCATTTAGATCAATTTATCTTTTTTCATTCCCCCCCCCTACATTGTTGATTCTAAAGGGGTTTCGAGGCATGATGAATTATGATTTTTTCAAATTAAGAATAAATCTGATATAATAAATCAATGTTTAGAGAAAAAATAATTGTGTTGAAAAGACCTTCGGTCAAAAGTTATCGATAACCTAAACATAGGATATTAGAGCAAGATACACACATATCTATATTGCTCTTTTATCCGATTAACTAAACTAACAGAGGTAAAAATATGAGTAAAGTGAAATCATTATTATACAACGAAGACACAGGCACATATAACAGTCTTGATGACTCAGCATGTGTTTTATGTGGCGATTTAATTCACGACATTTATGACCAACACAACCCACAACCATTAGCAGAGGGTGTTTGTTGTACTAAATGTAATTATGAAAAAGTAATTCCAGCAAGACTGGAGGAGATTAAAAAAAATGCCTAACTGGTGCGAAAATAATCTTATCTTAGGGCATAAAGATGAAGACAGAATAAAGCTTGTAGAAAAAACTGTAAGAAATATTCTTGACACATCTTCTGATGACTTAAAAGAAGAACAAGGCTTGATGAACAGCTTTGTTCCTAGACCTTCGAAAGAAGTCCTGGGGGACAATGGCTGGTATGACTGGGAAATCAAGAACTGGGGTTGCAAGTGGGACATTTACGAACAATGGAATCACGACCCAAAACCATATTTTGATGAAGAGAAGAAATTGCATTGTATTGAGCTTGGCTTCGATAGTGCATGGAGTCCACCTATCGCTTTTTATACTACCATGGAAGAGAGAGGCTTTTATGTCCATGCAACATTTTTAGAAGCAGGTTGTGATTTTATTGGAAGATATACAGAAGGCGTTGATACAACCTATAGTCTTGATGATGTACCTAAAACTGATGAAGAACTTTATGAATATGTACAAAACTGGAGAGCAGAAGATTGAAAACAGAAAAAATAGAATACAGAACGCAAGAACAGTTTGATGAGATTGTTGATAGTGTAATAAATGGCAATTACTCACAGGCAGGACAGCTTACTGTTGAATATGGATTTGATGCTACTGACCTTAAAAACTTTGTAGACAATTCTGAATGGGTGCACAATCATAAATATTTCGATACAGAAGATTTATATTGGGTAATCGAAACAGCTACAACAATCAGAATGCAACAAAACTTTGATGAACTAGATAAACAAGGAGACTAAACAATGAGACAAGGTATATTTACATATAAAGATGGAACAAAAAAAGAAGACATATTATTTGCTTCAAAAGACACACACACAGGAACAGGAGGAACACACGGACAAGGAGATATTGTTATGGAATATGAAAAGCTTGTTGAAGTGTTGGGCGAGCCTCTGCACTCTGATGGTTATAAATCACAATGCGAGTGGGTAATAGAATTCAAACCAAAAAATTCACCCAATCAAATTGCAACTATTTATGACTGGAAACTAGGCAAACAATACCTAGGTGAAGAAGGAGATGATAAAGAAAATATCATGTATTGGAATGTAGGAGGATATAACAATATCGTGATTAAATATCTCACTTCTTTATTCATGCCCATGAACAAAAAATAAAACGCAACTCAAACCTATTGAGCCCTTATATTACTTATCCTATATAGGAAAACATAAAGAGTATAAGGGCTTTAAGTTATTCATTAAAAGATACACACACACAGAGATAATATACTCATACAGTAAACCCTCACGTCCTGTAGAATCTGATTTTTTATCTATTCCCCCCGTAAATACTGACATTCCAGGGGGCACGAGCTACCCACCCACCCACCACATATTCTTTTTTTTTGCTATCCCCCAAAAAATACCTTGCTTTTTACAGCCAGGGGCGTAGCCCACCCACCCAATCCCTATTTCTTTTTTTATATCCCCCCCCCAACATTCCAGGGATCTATTTAACAACACACAAATTAAGGTGTTTGCTTTTCTTGATTAATTTGATATTATTAATACATGGCATGTGCCATATAAACTAAACAATAGAGGTTAATTATGAAACCAATAAGAGTAGTAGAAATGGACTTTCAACTTAATCAGATACAGTCAAGGTTTAATAACCGTTCTGAGAAGGTTGAGTTCATGTATAACAAAGACCTTCAAGCTAGGGTTGAACGTGTTCTTCCAAAGTTCAAAAAAGCACTTGGACTAAATAAGGACATTACTGAGTTAGAAGTAGAAAGAAAGAAACATCTTGACTTGATACACGGACACACAAGACAGGTTGAAGATTCTGAAACAGCACTCAGAGAAAAAGTCAAAAAGCTAGAGAATAAAATCAACAGCTATAAGACAGAAAACGAACTATCCAGCATGGGTATCTATGATATAGAAATAGAAACATCACGCTATAGAGATAGTGAGCCCTATTCACCTAGACTAGATAAGGTTGAGGACTGGTGCACTTCTGTTTGTCAAGCTATGCAAAAAGCAAAAGACAAAGAGACAGGCAATGAGTTAGCTATACAAATAGAACATATACGCGAACTTAAAGAACTTGCAAAATCATATCTTTATGAAGGAAATGACTTATCAGGTGCCTGTGAGAAGATAGAAGCATGTTACCAAAGAGCAGGTATCAGAACTATCAACAGCGTATCAGATGTACCCATGTTAGCAATCGGCAACGAATCAGATTCAGCTTAGCCGATAAGCTAAAACAAAAATCATTTTTTTAATGATTCCCCCCTAACATTATGAGAGTTGGGGGGTTTGCACGGCACCCACACCACCCACCCTCAAAAGAAAACAAGATCCATTTTTTTTTACATTCCCCCCAGGATATTCCAGGGCTCAGGCTGTGCGCCGCACCCACTACCACCCACCCGTTTGTTTTTTTTATTACCCCCCCCCTAAACTCCATACGATCATAGATACAGGCAAACACCAATATTGATTAAGTTGACATACTTGCTTAAGTTGATAATATGAATGTATGCAATTAAGCATAAATTATATTAGAGGTAAATTATGAGTAATATATTAAGAATGAATGAAATAGCTATCTCAGACTATCCTATGGATAGTTTAGAGTTTGAGTGGCGTGGACTACAATGCTTCTTAATCAGCTGTAGTGGTGAGAAATCAACATGGTCTTATTGTGAAGACGTTGAAAGGTATGAACTACAAGATGTCAATTTTAATTTTGTAGTAATCATCAATGGCAGAACATGGGAACTATACGATATTGAGGTAGAAATGCACGAAGAGATGTTTTTTAATAAAGAAGAAGTGCTTGAAATCGTATTAGAGCACTTAGACGACAACCAAATGGAATTGTGTACCAATCCATAAACTAAACAACAGGGGGGCTATACGCCCCTCAGGACTAAAACAATGAGAACTAAACACACAAGAAGACAAACACAGGCTGACACAGTAGACACAGCATTGAGCATGGACAGGAAACAACTACCTGACTTCCTAAATGTTAACTGTGCATACAAAGTATACGTTAAGTATGAAGACGGTGGCACAGGTTGTAAGACAATACCACCAATGACAGAAAACCAAATGTTCCAGCACATGCGTGATGAATACCCTGAAGCGTTCGTATACAGGGTAGAGTACTTAAGATAATAATATCTCTAGCTAGGACATGGACGTTCTACGCTAGGGGTACGCCCCCCTTTTTATTTTATGTGAGGAGAGAGTAGAGCCATACACGCAGCGGTGGGGAAAAAAAGATCCGAGGACTAACACAACATATTGGGAAATATTTAAAAAAAAACACAAAATATTGTACTTTCTTAAAAAAAATGTGCATACTCAGAAGTGGATAACTGTCTCTAAATTCAAATGAACTATGAACAACAACTTACTGAGGCACTCCTAGTCCAAGAATCTCGCCACGAAAACAATAAGTTAAACTACTACGAACCATACAAGTTCCAAGAGAGATTCCACGCAGACGGGGCAAGTGCTAACCAAAGACTATTGATGGCTGCGAACAGGGTAGGAAAATCCTACGTAGGAGCTATGGAAATGTCCATACATCTAACGGGACAATACCCCGAATGGTGGGCTGGAAAAAAATTTAAAGACCCCATAAGAGCATGGGTATGTGGCGCGAGTAACGAAACCACTAGAGATATATGCCAAAGAGAATTATTCGGGCAACCCGATAACCCAAGAGATAGAGGGAAAGGATCAATTCCTAAACATCTCATTGGTGAAACAACAAGAAAACCTGGGGTACCGAACGCTCACTCCTCAGTTCTTGTAAAACACGTATCAGGTGGGTGGTCGCGTGTTGCCTTTAAAGCTTATGAAATGGGTGCTGAAAAATTTATGGGGGAATCCATAGATTTAGTGTGGCTCGATGAGGAACCACCACAAGATATCTATTCACAATGTATTACCAGGACTCTTGATAGACGAGGACAGGTCTATATGACCTTTACCCCTGAATCAGGTATGACAGAGGTAGTACAAAACTTTACATCGAGTCTACAACCCAAGCAATCATTGATTACAGCAGGGTGGGAAGATGCAGAACATCTAACTGACGACATGAAAGAACAGATTTTAGCGGCATTACCACCTCATGAAAGAGATATGAGGTCAAAAGGTATACCGATGATAGGGTCAGGGCTAGTATTTCCTATCGATGAGGACAATTTAACCTGTGATCCATTTACCATTCCTAAGCATTTTGCTAGGATTGCAGGGCTGGATTTTGGTTACGATCACCCTACAGCGGTGGTTTGGTTAGCCTGGGACAGAGATAAAGACATCGTTTATGTCTATGATTGCTATCGTATGAGCAAACAGATACCGAGTTATCATGCAAGTCATATCAATGAACGGGAAGGTAGTGATTACATACCAATAGTATGGCCCCATGATGGGTATCAGCACGATAAAGGTTCGGGTATCACTCTAGCCGAGCAATATCGCGATGCCTACGTTAACATGCTGCCTTTCCACTTTGAGAACCCACCCGCACTAGGTGAGAAAAAAGGTGGCAATAGTGTAGAAGCAGGGCTAATGGAGATGCTCGATAGAATGGAGCATGGAAGATTTAAAGTATTCAATACCCTTTATGACTGGTTTGAGGAGTATCG